TAGCGGTGCCCCTTCTTGCTCATGGTCTCACCGCGCATATGCACCGAGGCCTCTGTCTGTGGTCGTTTAAGCTGCTCCTTCTGCAGTTTTGCATACTTCTCTCTGGTCCACTCATGCTGGTGGATGAGATACAGACGCGAAGCCTCTTTTGGATCACCGAAGCCCTTGGGAGTGTCGAAAATGCCCTTGTGCCCGTTGTACGGGTCACGCGCGCCATACATAGAGGCGAGAGCTTGGCTATTCCTTGGTCGTTTTATGCCCCAGTAGTTTACGTTTCCAACGCCTACGAGTGGGTCGAGGTCAAACCTCTCTTTCACTTCGAGGAAGTAACGAGCGTTCTTTGCCATAGGTTTGATTGGGACGCCCTTCAGAGGCACCTTGTCGGCTACCCCGTAACTTTCGAGGAAGTCCGAGACCGCCTGCGCTTTGGCAGGTGGGTCTTTGACAGTGCGGTAAAGAAACGCACCCGAGGCAACTGCAGCAGGTGCGGCAATGACCTCGACGTCGACGTCGTCGTCCTCGATCTCGTCCTCGTCTGTGTCGACGTAGACCTGCGCACACCGGCAGTTGATTATATTAGCCGCCGAGCCTGCCGGGTCGCCGGGGAACATGAGCTTCTCGCTCCCTCCGAGCTTGTTCGGCACCTCGAACGGGTCGTCGATCGGCACCTTGACGCCGTTCATGCCTCGGTGATCGTAGAAGTCGACAACGCCGTCGCCCTCCCCGAAGTCCCTTGTCCTACTGTCTTCGACCGAGACCCACTCCTTCAGGAGCTCGACCGTCGACTGCTTTGCGCTCTGGAGGCTGGCATACATCGAGGCCGAGTGCGTCTCTGTGCGTGCGATCGTATGAGCTCGCAGCGCCGACATATCGGGCGCCCGCATCCTGATCTCTCCGGCTATCTCGTCTAGCGAAAGGCCGTCTCTGAGGCCCTTGTCGATCAGGGCGACGATCTGCCTGCGGGTCGTCTCGCTGATCTGTGCAATCCTCGTCCCGCCGTATTGGTTCAGGTACTCCTGCCAGATACGCTCGTAGAAGCCCTCGTTGTCGTCCTTGGTCTCTAGGTACTCAAAGCCAGCCTTGAAGCGGTCGATCATCGAGGCTGCCATGCTGCGTGTGACGTCCCGATAGAGGTCGCCCATAGCCTCCTCGATCCGTCTGAAGTGGTCGAAGGGGAGGTCAGGGTTCAGCGTTGCCCGGAGCTCGGTTGCCACCTGCAGCATTGCGTCCTTTATCGCCTTGGCGATCTTGCGCTCGTGACGCTCAACGGCCCGATCTTGCAGCGCAAGCTCGGCCTCGATGTCCTCTCTACGTCCCAAAGGCGAGCCGCGCCGCGATTGCTTTGCCCTCGTCGGTGTTCAGGGCTGCGGTGTTGCGCTGCTGAGGTGCGAGGAGGCGGTTGCCGTCTTCGCCGGGCACAACGGTCTCCAGTGCCGGGTAGCCTTTGGCCTCTCGCTTCTCGTTGATCGTGAGCTCTGAGCTGCTGTCGATCGCGTCCCACAGCTCTTGCCGCTTCTCTGCAATCGCCGGGATGTTGTCCATGTCTGGCTTGAGGTAAGCGCCATCGAAGGGCTCCTCAAACCACGCGTTAAACTCCCCGAGCAGATAGCCGAGCAAAGGCAAGATCGTGTCTTCGTAGAAGGCAAGACGCGCCTCTCGATAGTTCGAATATGTGTTATCGCCGGGGATGCCGAGGAGCTGTGCGGGCACGCCGAAGGCGAGCGCGACGTCGCGAGCTGACGAGAACTTAGTCTCGAGTGCGCCCATATCGTTCGGGCTGAAGCCCATCTGCTGCCATGACAGGCCGTTCTCAAGAAGCATGGGTCGGCCAGCGTTGGCCGATCCTGAATACTGCTCTTCGATCTGAGCCTTCAGCCGAGCGAACTGTTCGTCGCCGAGGATGTTGCCCTCCTTGGCGACCATTGCGCCGGAGGGTCTGGCACTGTTTTGCAGGAGCGCCTGCATCCACTTCATGCTCTCGTTGTGCTGATCAATGGCGAAGGCGCCGGCCTCGACCGGGCTCATACCGTAGTAATCATCTAAAGGGTTGAACGTCTTCAGGTGCAGTATGTCGCCCTTGCCTGTGATCGGGTCGACGTCCCAACGCACCTGCTTGCCGTTGTGCTTGTAGACGTAGGAGGCGACGAGGCCCTCTGCATCGGGCACGACCTTCATACGGTCTGCTCGGGGAGCGTGCAGCTCTACGGGTCGACCACCTTCGCCTGTCACCTGCTCGGCGTATGAGTTGCCAGCGATCATCAGATAGCCGATCACGGCCCTGATGTATTCGCCGCCCGCCTGCTGTGCGTTCGGCTTGCGCCATAGCTCCTTGAGAGGGTGAGGCCCCTCCACCGGCTTGTCGTCCTTCCAGACGTCGAAGTCTATGGTCGCGATCGCATCCCCGATCCGGTTAATGGATTGGTAGGCGACGACGTTGTAGCTATACGCCTCCTTGGCAAACGACGTGTAGTTCCTCGGCGTCCAGCGCGGCTGGCCGGGGTTCATCACGAGGAGGCTGCTCGTAGCTGAAGCCTTCTTCAGAAAGTCAAATATGCTCATGCTTCAGCCCTTTGCGCTGTTCTACCCCGGCGCTGTGCGCCCGTGGTTCGCGTGATAACCTAATTTGCTCTCTGCTGCTACTCTCGCCGCAATGGCGTCGTCTTTGTTGGCATAGTGACCGAGATACTGGCGCTGCTTTGCCCCGCCGACATAGGCCATCCACTTGCCGACCCTCTTGTTCCACGCGACCCCTTGATGCCCCGAGGTGTTCGAGCGGTGCCGCTTTGTGTTGTAGTGGTTCAGAATGTGGGGAACGTCGCGCAAGTTGTCTATGCGGTTGTCCGCCGGGTCGCCGTTGATATGGTCGATCTGCTCTGTCGGCCATGCCCCGTGAACGTGCGCCCAAACTACGCGATGAGCTTGGAAGCCTATGTCGTGTATCCGGCCCTTCTTGTGTCCGCAGACGTCTACAAAAGCGAGTGCCTCGGTCCCCGCATAGCGAGTGTTGAAGGTCCGCTTGCCCGGCCTGCGCTTCCAATACAGCTTCCCCGTATTGGGGTCGTAGTCTAACAACGTGCGAATAATGTCCGGTGTAATGTCTGCTCTGTCCATAAGCCTCTCTCCCAATAAGTTCGGGGGAGAAAGTAGCATCCACACATGATTGTAGCAAGTGGTTCATAGTGACCTTATCGAGGGCGTGCCTTGCGCCCGTATGAGAGGGGCGGCTGCGTATCTGGCCGCGTCCATCCAATGATCCTGTTGAGGGTCTACGACCGGTAGGACGTCGCCCGCCTTGTTTGTCTTGTACGAATAGCGCTTGCACTCCTTGAGGAATGGCTGCGCTGTTGTGGGGTGTACGACGATCTCGTCGAAGCTCCTGAGCCATGCGATCCCGTCTTCGATACTTCCCGGCCACTTCTTAGCCGCTGAGTAGGTCCCTGATCCGTGTTTGTTGAGGTATGAGATGCTCTCGGGTCGTGCGTTGTCGCACCTGATTGGGTATCTGTCCCAATCTGGCACGCGGTCGATCATGTATTGCTCTGTGACGTCGATGTCGAGGGCTATGGTGCCGACGGCGTGCTCGACGTAGAGCGACTTGCCCCATATCCACAGCCTGATCGCTGCGCTCGGGTCGTTAGCGAAGCCGAAGTCGAGGCCCTGATAGGGTCCATCCCAGTGCGGCTGAGGCTCGAAGGCTTCGGCCCTGTAGAGGCCCTTGAGGATGTTGGCGTCTGAGATCGTGCGGTATGAACCACCCCAAACCCACGCGGCCTTCTCCGGGTCTCTGCGATACAGATCGGCGCGTTCGTTGCGTAGGACGTCGGGCAGCCAAGGGTTATCGTTAGAGCTGCACTCGATCAGGATCGCCCCTGATACCGGGTTCGGCCCTCGGAACATCTGATCGACAGGGTCTTCGGGGAACTCAGGGTTCCATGTGAATATAAGCTCCGACCCCTTGGCTCTAATCGTCGGGGTCAGCAGGTCGATCGCATACTGCGACGCCGTGTGCGCCTCCTCCCACCATGCAAGATGATAGCCTTCGAGCGACTTGATGTTCGCAGCGTTGAACTGTTGCATCCCCTTGAACTCTATCCGGCCACCATTGCGGCTCTCGATATGGCTCTTCAGGATGCGGAAGTCGTCTTGCAGGCCGTGCGCATAGATGCGGCTCTCGATCAGTGCCTTCGAGGATTGATCGAGGGAGAGCTGCACCTCACGAACGCAAAGGCACTTCCAGCCTTCGAGTGCCTTGGCGACGGTGTAATCGGCTGCGAAGTATGACTTTGTGCCACCTCGGCCACCGAAGAGCGCCTTGTATCTGGACGGCGTAAGGGCTGGCACCATCTTCTCGGCGACCTCGATCGGCAGTTCCGAGTTCTTCCTGATCGTGCCTTGGTAGCTCACTCCTCGACCTCTTTCGCCTTAATTACTTTCCACGCGATCGACTTGAGTGATCCGTCCGAGCTTGTGATGTCGAGGTCGTTGG